TTGTGCCATATCTTAATTTGTAAATCCCATTTTATCCCAATACTCTTGTGTAAAACCTTTCGTTGGCATATCTGCTGGTTTCATAGCAACTTCTTTTTCATTTCTAATTCTATAACCATACTTTTCAGCAGTAGCAGCACTAATAACTTTGTCTTTTGCTTTTGGACTTGTAGGGTCTATTTTAACACCTTCAAAGTTTGCATATGTTCTACGCAGCCATTTATGGAGGCATCTGGGGCCGCCTTTGTACAACCAGACTGAGTAATTATCAGCACCTTTAACACCAAAACCAGCATTTACTGCTTGACTTTCCATAGCAATAATATCTTCTTTTCTGTAAACTTTATCAGCATTAATCATTTTATTGCAAAATTCACGTTGTCCAATTGCATTACCACTATAAACATATCTTGTTATGAATTGTACACCATCAATAGTTTCATCTTGTTCAGGTGATTTTGCGTTTGGTCTTGCTGTACCTGTTGAAACAAACTCCCATAGTTTAGATAATGCACTTTTGCTTTTTTTATTGTTTTCGTTTATTAAATCAATTTCAGCATCATATTCATCTTCTTTGTCATAATCAACTTCTACTTCATCAACTAAAGTCCATTCATTACCTAAAGTTTCACCTTTAGAAATTAAAGCATCTGCAATATCTGAACTTAAACAAGTATGAGAACTTAATCCAGTTTCTTCTTTTACTTGGTCAGCATTTTGTGTATTATCTAATTCAGTAAATTCTAATGGTTGAATAGTTTTAAAGTATAATTTTAAACTTATTTCATTGTAAAATAATATTTCATCTAATGCTTCTATTATTTCAAGTTGGTAAGGTTTAATTACTATGTTATCAAATAATAATGTAGCAGTTTTAATTTCATCTGCATTGTTACCTAAACCACCATCACCATTTCTAATACCTAATAACATAGGTGAAGTTACTCTATGACCAACAATTAATTTATTAAAGCATTCATTACTTAAATATTCATAGTGTGCTGGTGCATCATTTAATGGTATATCTTCAACTGTTGTTTTGCTTTCAGCATTTGCATTAAAAGCTACAATTACTTTATCACCACGTGAACCAGTTAGTTTGTTTTTAACATCTGCTTTTATTTGGTCACGCATCTCCTCTGTTGGAATTCCATTATTGAAATTGATAACTTTTGTTCCGCTGAAGCCACATTTGACGTCATTAATTTGATATTCAGATATTTCTTCTTCTAATACTGCATAATCTAAAGCACCATTATAATCAACAGGTGTATAATAGTGAAATATTGGTAAATAAGGTTTAATAACCATAATTTCAATTTCATTACCATTACCAAAACCCCAAGCGGGAATTCTTTTTAATTTATCAGAAGGTTTAACTTTACTCCAATCTGGTGCATAAAAGTATCCTTCTATTTCTCCTTTGTCATTACATTTTTCTGCTCTTAATGTATGAATAGGAAAATGCTCAACTTTAACTACTTTATTCTTTTGCTTTACTATTTGCATAGAAGCCATACCCATTAGTTTGCGTTCTAAACATACTTTACGCAACATATCAGGTTTAAATAAAGTTTTCATTTGTGCGTATTCATTTGGCTTTCTTGATGCATCTAAAGCATCTAAACCTTTACCATATATCATATTAGATATACCTGTAATAATAGCACCATTTGTAGTTGAATATAAGAACCTATCAATCAAGAATTGAAAGTAATTATTATCATCACCATACTCAATATAACCTTGCTTTTTATTTTCTTGTATTTTAGGTGATGTATAAGCACTTAAATTTACAATAGAAATATTAGAATTATTCATAAACTATAAAATCATTAGTTGTTTGATTTGCTACATATTCATCTTTGTTAATTGTGTAATCAGCAATAACTTGATTTGTGCAAAATATTTTGTCTTTATAAACTACATCAGTATTATTTAAAATAGATAATGTATAAAAATTACCTTCTTTTAAATCAAATGTAGTTGTTGTGTATAGATAATAACCATCTTTATAAAAATCAGATGATATAGTAGTACTTTCATTTGTCATTTCATTTACTAAAACTATTGATGTAGCTTTATAAGTTCTTGGAATGAATTTTAATGATTGTTCTTCTACTTGTTCTTTTAGAATTATCATTTTCTTTTTATTTAAAAATAAAAGTAAGTTGAAATTGTTTTAATATAGGATTAAAATAAAAAAGGGACACATAAGCATCCCTTAATTAAAAAACAAAAAAACAATTATTATGAAAACTTAATCTGTAATAATTACATTAAAATTAGAAGCAGCTAAAGTGTTTAACAAGAAATTTGCTGGTACTGGCTCCATTCCTGTAAGTGTCAAAGTGTAGCCACTTAAATCACCCATAGCAGCACCAGTTACAATAGTCCCGCCTGTTACATCCATTCCGTGTTCTAATCCACAAAAGAATAAATTACCATTGTTATCTTCAACAATTACTTGTGGTCTACCATAAGCCAAAAGTTTAATTTGTTTGTGGTCTACTATTGATAATTTTTTCAAAGTCAATGCTAATTCTTGTTGAAAGAATGTAGTTCCATTTTCACGTGAAGATGTAATTGTTTGAGTAAAAGATGATGTACCTTTTAACTCATATCTGTATGCATTTACTGGAGCATCTGCATTGTTTTCTTCTATTGCATCTGTATTATCACCAGTTCCATAAGTAACTCCACCAAGTTCACCCCAATTAACGAAATAAACTGCTTTTAATCCACCATTGCTATCTTTGCAAGGTTCTAATCTACCTAAACTAATATCACAAGCCATATCTATATTTTTTTAAAGTTAAAAAAAAAGGTGGTGTTTATTCCACCACCCTTTTAAAATTTATTTATTTATGATTATGCTGCAGGAGTGTAAAGTACAATCTCTGAACCAATTCCGTATTGAACTGCTGCTGTAAATCTCATTACTACTCTAACATTTTGTGAACCATCAAGGTCAGACAAATCAATTAATTTGACTTCGTTTGTTAAGTCGTTTAATAAACCAGTTCCAAAGAATAAGTTAGATTTTTGAGCAGCCATCATATAATCATTAGCCATTCCGTTGGCAACAAATATTTTAACACCATCAAATGATAAACTTCCATTATTATACCATTGTGTTCCCATAGCGTTTGTACCATTTGCACCTAAACCTGATGCTCCAAATCCACCTAAAGCACGTACATAATCACGGGCAACTGATTGAGAAACGTACAAGTATAAATCTTCTTTTCCGTAAAGTGCAGCTGGAATTAAATCAACTACTTTCCCCATTTCAGCAATTACATTAGCAGCAGTTACACCACCTGAAGCGGGTGAAGCTACATCTAAAACAGTTGCATCAGCAGTAGCAAGTGTCACAAATCCATCAAACTCACCAGCAGTAGCAGTAGCACCTTTCCAAATGTTTTGTTCTGTTTTTTCAGCAACTTTAGCAGCTACGTGTGCTAATAAGAAATCAGCAAATGAAGGTGGCAAATTATCAAATGTAGAATAACCCATTTGTACAGCTTCCCAATCACTACGGAAATCTTTCTTGCATAATTGCAAATTTACTTGGAATTCTTCAGGAGTTATAATTCTTTCAGTTAATGTTACAGTTGAAGTTGCATCAAAGTCACAGGTTGCATTTTTAACAATTCCGTCAGTTGCAATTTTTTTGATAACCTCTTTGTACTTGATGTTTGGTTTTACTTCAATACCACCATTTTCAATAGTAGAAGCAGATAATAATGCAGCAGAGATATACTTTCCAGCAAACTCACCAGCATAAGTTGTTGTAATACTTGTTGTTGTAGCCATTTTTTATTTAATTTTTATTTTTATTATTTGTTTAATTTACTCATTACTACATCAAATGTTGTAGCTTGTCTTTTTTTAGAAAATACATTCATTTTAACTTCTGATGTAGCTTCTGGATTGTGTGATAAAACTTCAATTTTATCATTTGACAATTCAACTGCTTCTACTACTTCTGTTTTTGATAATTTTAATTCAGCAATTTCTGCTCTTAATTTTTCAAGTTCAGAAAAAAACATTTCTTTAGTAACACTTTCAACTACTCTTTTAGGTGTAGCTACTTCAGTTGCCATTTCTTCTTCTTTTTTAGTAGTTTCTACTTCTACTTCTACTTCAGGTGCTTCTTCTTTTGGCATTTCAATAGAAGCAATAATACCTTCTACTTCTACTTTTAATACATTACCATCTTCAAGCATATACTCTCCAACTGGCATTGGTACTTTATCTTCACCATTAACAATAAAGATTGCCATTTCAGGTTCAAATGCTTCTGCTTCAATAACAGTAACACCATCTTGTAATTTCATTTGGGCAAGTTTAACTTCAATTCCCAAAAGTTCTTTGATTTGATTTACTACGTTCATTTTTTTTATTTAAAAATTAATACTATTTATATTTGTTATAAATTGACTATCCGTTTTCTCTAATTATTGTTCTAACTCCATCAACTATTGTTACAGTTGAACTACCTTGTGAAACTGTTGAACCAATACCTTGATTGATTAATTCACCTTTACAACATTCTGCTGAATATGTGCTATCATCACATAGACAACCTCTTTTTGCATCTTTTGGACTTGTGTACTTGTTTTTTCCCATTATTTTAGTTATTAAATATTTTACCAATTTCTCCAAGTTGTTTAATTACATTTTCATTATTATCATAATGCTCATCTATTTTTAAACTCTTAATCTTATATATTTTATTTACATTACTTCCTGTTGCATAAACTCTGCTTACTGGAATACCTAATGCGTTTGCTTTGTTAATCATTCCTTGCTTTAAGTGTCTTGCTGATATTATATAAACATCATTTCCTTCAGCTAAAAATTTAGTTGCCATTTCAGTACCTTTTGCAGTACTTAATGTTCCATCATAATCAAAACTAATTTTCATTATTAAGAATGATTTGTTTTATCTTATCAATCAATTCTTGTTCTGCATCTTGTTGTAGATTTAATTCTGCTTTTTCACTGAAATATCCTTCTATTGAATATCCTTGATATAAACCACTTTTAACATCTGCCCAAACTTCATCATTGTCTATTCTTTGAACTACAACCCAAGCACCTTCAACTGCGTTTAAATTATATATTGCAGACTTATCACGTTTAACATCTTCAACTATCCAACTTTCTATTGTATAAACACCTTCAGTTTTCTTTTCGTGTTCTAATGTTGAATTATGTATTTTAAGTTTCTTTAAATATAACTCTGATGCTTTTCTTACTGTATCTTTTGAGAAACGAATGTTATATTCATAATCACCATTTCTTCTGTAAATATCTTTTTCTGGAATTAATGCTAAACCAATAACTATTCTTTTATCTTCATCAATAGTTTTAAGTTCAACTTTGTGTTCATTTAGTGCAACAAACGTTTCCTCTATGGCTGGAAATTTGACTAAACTAATCGCATCAATTCCATCCTCTAAATTTTTTTCGTCTATATCTAAATAAATAGTTTCTAACTTTTTCATTCTTCTTTTTTTTAAAAATTAAATTATTTATATTTTGTTTTAAATAAGTAACATTAACTCTGTTTTTATTAGTTAATGTTGCTTTTAACTATCCTAAAGAAGCATTACTAACTATGTTTCTATTTAAAGATTGGGCGGTTGTTACATTTTGTGCAACTACATATGCTTGAATAGGTGCTTGTGCTGACCTTCCTTGCATTGTTTCTGCTAATTGATTTACACCACTATTTCCAACTACATTAAATTGTGGGGCAGCAGAACCACCACCACCACCTGATGGAGCAGAACCACCACCACCATCACCACCTGTAATAGATTTTGCTTGACCTATCGATGCAGCTAATATTGATGCAATAGAAGTTGCAGCAGTTATTTTTGTTAATGCAATACCTTTAACAGTTGCTGCTGCTTGAACTGCATACATTGGATTTGGCACTACACCAATTACTGCTGGTGTTGCTGCTAATGCTGCTTGTGCTGCTGCTATTGATTTAGAAGCACCAACAACTATATCTGCAATAGCTAAACCTTTTTGAATAGCTAAAATACCCAATGCAATAGTTTTATTTTTACCAGCAAATTGTAATAAAATATTTAAACCTGTATCTAATGCATTTCTTTTTGCTTCTCTTATTGCTAAATCAAGTGCTGCTTCTTTTTCTGCTGCTTCTTTAAGACTATCATATTGTTTTTGTTGTGCTGATAATTTTATATCATTTATTGCATTAGCTTGTTCAATTTCTAATTCTATTGTAGAAACTCCAGCATTTTTAGCTGCTTGTATTAACTTATTATATTTATCATTTACTTGTTCAATTTCAGTTAATCCACTTTGTCTATTTTTTTCTCTTGCTTCTTCTTCTCTTTTTAAAATAGCATCATATTCTTCTTCTGCTGCTCTACCTTTTGCATTTTGAAATTCAGCACGTTCTTTTTCTGCTTCTTCTCTTTTTCTTTTTTCTTCTGCTAATGCTTCATCACGTTTCTTTTTTAATTCATCATTATGTGCTTTTTGTTTATCTTCTAATGCTTTTTTATGTGTTGCATCTAATATTCTTTCTTCTTGTCTTATTTTTTCAAGTTCTTCTTGATTGCCTTTATTAAGTAAAAGTTTTCTATGTAAATTATCTTTTTCTAAATTATATGTATCATTACCTGATGCTTTAGCTATTGCAATTTCATTTTCTTTATTTTTAATTTGCTTTTCTAATCTTGCTTTTGCATAAGCATCTGCTTGGTCTTGCCTTTCTTTTGCTGCACCTTTTTCATAGTTACCAATTACATTCATTCCATTTTTAATTTCACCAATAGCACCTTTAAAATCTAATTGTAATAATTTTAAAACTACTTTAAATGGAGCAATTAAATATTGAACTATTGCATTACCAACACCAAAAAATATTTCTTTTAATTTGTCAAATTGTTTAGTACCTTCTTTTAATGCTGGAATACTATCACCAACTAATTTCTTTAATGCATCCCAATTTGCATATAAAGCACCTAATGCAACAACTAACAAACCTATTCCAGTTGCACCAATAGCACCTTTAATTCCGTTAAAAGCATTAATTGCAACTGCTTTAATATTTCTAAATGTATCAGGTATTTGTTGTAATACATCTAATCCTTGTGAAACTGCTAATGCTGATTGAACTTTTAAAATAGCTTGTTGTGCATCTTCAGATTGTACACCAACTAAACCCATAGCACCTTCAAAACCAGCTAATGCACCAGCAGCAATATTTGCAGCACCAGCTAATGCTTTAAACTTTGCATCAGGATTGAAACTATCTGTTAAATCTTTTGCATCACCTATTCTGTCTTTTAATTCTGCTGCTCTTTTAGCTGCTTCAATAGCTTCTTTAGATGTTGCACCAAACCTATCACTCATAGCAGCAACTTCTGCTTGTGCTTTTCTTAATTCACTTCTTAATGATGTAACTGCTTGTTCAGTTTGTGCTAAATTAGAATTAACTTCTAAATTTACAGTTTTAGTTTCTGCCATTTTTTCTTTCTTTTATTTGTCGTTTAAATTGCTTTAGAGTACCTAAAAATGTTTCAGGTAATTCATATTTACCTTTTGCTATTTCTATTGTTTCTGATTGTCCGTAATGCTCATCTAATTGTAGCATTTCTAATATTAACTTTATCATTATGCGTTTTGTGTTATTGGAATTTCCACTATTATTTCATTATTGTCAAAATCTTTAAACTTAAGACTTATGTTTGCAGTTCTTTCAGCAGCAGTTGCATTAGCAGCTATTGTAACAATCATACTTGTATCTTCAGTTTTTACACCGCTTGTTGGTGATGAAATAAATCCTGATAAAGAATTTATAGTAAATTGTTTAAACATTCCTAAAAACAAATCTAATTGAAATTCTTGTGCTGTATTATCTACGTTTAATAATTCAATATTTGCATATCTATAACCTACACTATCATAACCTAAAGTTCTATAATCATTTATTAATTCAAATGATGTTTCACCACTTGTTAAATCAGTAGTAAAAGAATTTATTATGTATCTGTTATCTCTAATTATAATTCTGTTATTTAACTTTAATTCAGTCAAATTTTTAGGTTCTAATTTTGCTTTAGCTTTTAAAACTCTTGTCTTTTGATTATAAAGATTTGCTATATATTGCTCATAGTGTCTTTTGTATAATCCTTGTGGTGCATTTACTAAATACCAAGATGATACTTCATTACCAAAGTTTATAGAATATAAATAACTTAAATCAGTTGCACCTGTATTTATTTCATTATTAAATCTTACATAGTTATTTACGTTTGTGTAACCAACTCCATTGTAAATTTTAATAGGAAAAGCAGAAACATCACTCAAATCATTGTTATACATTAATATTGGTTTAGGTGTATAACTTTGTAAATCTTTATTTAATAATGTAGCAGTTTGAAAATTATATCCTGTTGCTCTTTCCCACATAACATCTTCAAATGGTAATTTAATTTCATATTTACCACTTTCTGAATTAGAACCACTATCAAATGTTAAATCACCATATTGTCTATTGAATAAACCACTAAACGCATTGTTTAAAATGTTTTCAGATTTTTCATATGTAAACTCTATTGTTTTAAATAGTTTTGGCTTTTCAATATCTAATTCATCAGCATAAATAAATGGTGTTAAATCTTTTATTTGTCCCGCTTGATAATATAATTCTAAAGGTTCTAATTTAAATGTAGTTTCATTAATTGGTGTAATAATTAAATTAAACATTTTAACTAATCCTATAAAGAAATCTGCAACTTTAATATCAGGAACATAACTAACAACATTTTGTATTGCTGTAAATGATTGACCAGTAGGTGAGCCACTTGATGCATAGTTAAAAGAAGCAGTTGAATTGTCACCATAAACATTTCTTCTTACATAATCAATTCTACCTTTAAAAGCAAAAGCACCTAAAGCAGAAACTCTAATTTTATATTCGTGTTGTGCTGGGTCATCTGATTGTCTTACATCTAATAATGTTAAATTTTGGTTTCCTATTAAATTATCAAATGTTTGTGTAATAACTCCATCTTGTAATAATTCAACTTTGTAATTTGTTGTTAAATATGGTGAAGCAAGTGTAGTTAAAAATTTAATTATTATTCTTCTATTTCCACCATATGTAGGAAATGGTGGTGAACCTGTATTAAAATAAGTACTATTCCAATCTGTTGTTATTGTATCTGTTGTTGTATTGTATTCTGGAAAAGTAGCAGTTCCACCTATTCTAAATTGGTCATAAAATATACCAGCATTATATGCTCTTGGAAGTTCACTATTTTTCAATAGCATATACAACTTACTAAATTGATTGTATCCTAAAAAATTACCTGTAAATGTTAAACCATATTTAGTTTCAATAAAATCTAATATTGTTGTTATAGGTACTGCTGGAAATAAATCATCCCAATTAATAGCACCTGTATTTGTTGTCACATCAAAAGTAGTTGCAGTCTTATAATCAAACTTTCTTGTGTTACCTATTAAAGGATATAAAACACCAGCACCATTAGTATTGATTTTTGAAACAACAGTAGAAGCATCAAAAGTATGATTTAAAGAACTATAATCTAAACCATTTAATTTATCTTCACCAAACTTATCTTTTAATTGTGTTAAGTTACCATAAAATGTAAGTGTATAACTTTCAATATAACCATTCTTTTTATTTGCTTTTTCTAATTGTACATTACCTTCACGAAATGGTATTGTTTCTATTTCTATATATGCATTGTATCTTATTCTTGCATCATAACCATCATCAACTGCATTATCATACCAATGTGAAAAGATAGCATTATTTTTTGGTGATGCTGGTATTGTAAACGATTGTGAATAGTCTGTAAATAGCTTTCCAATATCTGAATAGTTTTGTATTGTAGAAGTAACTGAAACTTTTTCATCTTGAAACATTTCAACTCTTTTAGCAACATCATCAACGTAAATATATAACTCCATTATATTACATTATTAATTTGATTGTAATTGTACTCAAACTCTATTTGGTAATTAATCATCTTATCTTGTAAAGAAGTCTTTAAATCAGTTGTCATTGTTTTTAATTTAACTGGTTTATATATTTCTGTTTCATAGTCATACAATAATATAGTTTCTGAAGTCATTAAATCTTTTATAAGTTCATTGTAACTTTCATCTAACCAACCTGTATTTAATTTTATAGATTGTTTAGCTTCATAATTAAATGCTTTGCTTTCACCTCTTAATGGATTATAATTTACATCATCAGGTAATAATTGATATTCTTTATTTTTTACTTCCCAATTTTCAGTTCTTGCTTTAAAGAATGTAATAAAATCCCAAGCACCTTTTTTATTTATATAGTTTACTCTTATAGGATTATATTTTGTTTCACATTCTGGACTAAAAATATAAGTTGCTATAACTGCTTCATTTTTTATTATTTCTATTTTACAACCATTAATAAAATCATTATCATCTGGTCTTATTGGTATTGAATATAACCATTGTTCATCTATTGCACCTATCACAAGTAAAATATCAGATACAACAGGTGTAGTTTCTAAAGTTGAATAAATAACAGAATAATAATCATCAACATCTATACTATCAATAAAAAAAGTTAAATAAGGATAATCATCTAAACCACTTTCATAATATTTATATACTTTATTTTGCTCAAATAAATTCATTGGAATAAATGTGTTATCTATTAAAGCATTGTATCCATCTAAATAATTTGTATATCCATTTGCAGCTACATAAGTTGTAGTGTCTAACAAACTTGGTGATGCATTGTTAGGTGTAGTTGAATAATATCTTTTTACTTTAACATAACACCAATTAGTATTTTCTTCTTCAAATGGTGAAGTTATATATATTGGATTTGTTATATCAATAAATTCTTTTACATAATTTGATATATTGTAAATGTTTTTAGCTTGTGTTGCTGATGCTGCTTTCTTGCTTAAAGTATATGTAGCTGTTGCTGGTTCTGTTTCATATTTATGCCATATAAATAATTCAATCTTGCTTTCAACTTGACTTGTTTCATCTACTGCTATAAAGTATGGACTTCTTACAAATATTACTTTCATTTTATTTATTTGTTATTGTGTAATCTATTAATGTTTCTATATCGTCACCAAATGCTTTTATTAAATCAGTATCTATGTATTTCTTATACCCATCTTCAAATGGTTTTGTAAAAAATAAACTTGGTTTTATTCCCCTTGCCCATACATTTTTAGCTATGATATAACCTATTGATTTATAATTGCCTTTTTTAAACTTTCCTTTTGCATCTCTAAATCTTATGTTTCTAAACTTTGCCCATTGTTCAAATGGTGATGATGGTATTCTTCTTTTAAATTTAAATCTACTATTCGGTGCTTGTTGTCCTTTTATCTTTGCATTCTTTGATACTTGTGATGGGTCTGCACCTTTAACACCTTCATCTTGATAAAAGCCATAATCAGGCATACTAAAGCCCAATAAAAAATAATTATTTTCAAATAGTATTTCACCTTTGATTTGATTATAAAGTTGTTTAGAAACGTTCTTATTGCTTTTAGATAAATTACTTCTTGCTTGTTGAATAACATATTTCTTATATGCTTCTAAAACTTCTTTAGTAGATGTTAAATTATTAGCATTCATTTTCGCAACTTGTCATTTCATTAGCAACCATTACATCAAATGTAACTGTCCAACCAGCTATTTTGTTTTCAAACCTATCTACAAATGGTTCACAATTAGGTGTACCACTTAATTCATAACCAGCATCCATTAATGCACCTCTTCTTAATACTTCTAACAATCTATTAATAACCATCAGTTGTGTATGTAACACATCTTGCTCATTATCATTTGTTAAAAACTGGTCTGTTTGTTCAGTCTTACTAAAGTCTACAACATCCATACATAGAACTGATATATTAAACAACCAAGTATTGTTATTATAAGTTGCATTGTTCACAATAATATGTGACAAAGGAAATATAGTTTGTTTGTTTAAATCAATTTCAAATATATCACCTGAAGAAACTGTATTAACAAATACATCTTTATATAGTTGGTCTTTAATTGCTGTTGTTACTTGGTAAAATCCTTTCATTATCTTTTTATTAATTCTGTTTCTATTTGGTTCTTTTCTTTCTCAAACGTTAAAAATGTTAATGCAACTGATAATCTAATTCTGGAAACATCTTCAAATCTTCTAACATCTCCTTGAGCAAGAGCATAGAATGATGAATACCAACCCCATTTACTTCCAAATTGTGATTGTTTACTATACTCTGAAATTCCTTGTTGTTCTCCAAATAATGTATCGTAGACTTCAACAATTCGTTGCCTAAATTGTAAAAAAAAACTACTGCACCTAATACAACATCAACAGGTGCATATTTCATTGCATCACAATATGTATAACTACCATTGTATTCTTCAATCTGATATTTGTCTTTTAGCTTCTTTGTTATTGGTCTATATAATACTGCCATAGCATTGTGCATCATATTCCAATCACTAATATACTTATCTAAATCAGTATATTCACCTAATGTTATTTCATCAAGGTTAGTGATGAAACCAAATTCAGTATCACCTAATTTAAATGTTCTTTTCAATTCATATTTTTGATTGAATAGATTTGATAAATTAGTTGTTATTTCATTTACATCTTTGTAACTTATTTTAGCAGCATTCTTTAAATCTATACCACAAAATATTTCTACCATTTTATGTTGAAGGAAATCACCATCAGGATTATCTTTAGCAATAGATAAAAACTTTTGATATTGCTGTAATGTTATTTCTTCTAAACTTGTTGGTATTGTAATCTGTAACTTCATTGTTTTTTATTTAAAAATAAAATAAAGTGCAAATTGTATTAAACAAAAAAAAGACAACCATTTTTGATTGCCTTTCCTTCCCATAATTATAAACCTAACCTAAACCATTTCTTCTACACTTTCTATTTTTCTATATGATAATCTTTTATCTAAAAATTGTTTCATAGCATCTATTTCATTTAATGCTTCTATAATGATTTCTACATCTGTGCTTTCATCATTTCTTTCAGTCCAATAGGTAATGCAATACTTTGTCATATATGTTTTCATTTGTTTGTTATTTGCTACAAATATAACTATATTGTTTTAAATAAAATGCATTTTAACTTTTCTTTAACTTTCAAAGTTTTCATCATA